TGTTGGATTGTTCACCCACTAATAGGGAACGTGAGCTGGGTTTAGACCGTCGTGAGACAGGTTAGTTTTACCCTACTGATGAAGTTTTGTCGTAATGGTAATTCAACTTAGTACGAGAGGAACCGTTGATGATATGATTAAGTATATTGTCAAATGTAAAGAGAAATTTATGTCTCTTCCCATTCAAGATGTTTCTTTTCCGAGGGGTGTGAATAAGCTAGATGTTTATGGTTCTAATATAAGCATTTATAAAAAAGGAACTCCATTTCAAATTAGAGGAGCATTACTATACAATCATTATATTCGCAAGAAAAAATTAGATCATAAATATCCAATAATTCAAAATGGAGAAAAAATTAAATATTGTTATATGAAGCTTCCAAATCCAATTCACGAAAATGCGATATCATTCATTCAAACTTTTCCAAAAGAACTTGATTTGGAGAAATATGTAGACTATACTACTCAGTTCAATAAGGCATTTCTCGATCCATTAACTAATATTTTGGATGCCATTGGATGGAAATCTGAGAAAAAAATTAATCTTACTAACTTTTATTGTTGAGGTATAAAATGAGCTTTCTTACAGATATTATAACTGAGATTGGAGGAGATTATGCATCTCTGGCATCTGAAATTGACGAAACTGAAAATTATGTAGATACTGGTTCTTATATTTTTAATGCCCTTGTAAGTGGAAGTATCTTTGGTGGAGTATCTGGAAATAAAATTACTGCTATTTCTGGAGCCAGTTCTACTGGAAAAACTTTCTTTGCTCTGGCAGTTATAAAGCATTTCTTGGAACAAAATCCAGAAGGATATTGCTTATATTTTGATACCGAAGCTGCGATCACAAAATCTCTACTAGAGGGTAGAGGATTAGATACAACTCGGATTGTAGTAATTAATGTAGTTACAGTCGAAGAGTTTAGAACAAAAGCTCTCAAGGCAGTAGATATGTATATGAAAAAACCAAAAGATGATAGAAAACCTTGCTTCTTTGTGCTTGATAGTTTAGGAATGCTTTCTACAAATAAAGAAATTGGAGATGCTCTAGCAGAAAAAGAAGTTAGAGATATGACTAAAGCATCATTAATCAAAGGTGCATTTAGAATGCTTACTTTAAAATTAGGGCAAGCTGAAATACCTATGATTGTAACTAATCACGTTTATGCAAATGTTGGTGGTTATGGGGCACCTACGGTTCAAAGTGGTGGATGTTTATCTCCCGGAACTAAAATTTTTACTCGCGGGGGATATAAAAATATCGAAGATATAACTGAAAATGATTTTGTATATACAAAAGAAGGTGAGTTTATGAAAGTTTTAGAAACTCATAATTTTAAGGACAAAGAACTTTTACAGATAGAATTTGATGATGGATATAAGGTTACCTGTACCCCAGAGCATAAATTTTTTATTGATGGTAACTGGATTGAGGCCAAAGATTTACAAGAAGAGGATTTAGTTTTATCTATAGATTAAAATTGGTACTGGACTATTTTACAAAAATTATAACATAACGGAGATTAAATACCTATGAAGACCAAAACAGTAAAGTCGATTAAAAGAATTGGTTCCGGTGAAGTTTTTGATATCACTGTGGATAAATATGAAAATTATATTCTTGAAAATGGGGTAGTCACTCATAATTCCGGATTGCAGTATGCTGCATCTACAATTATTGAACTTTCTAAATCTAAAGAAAAAGATGGGACTGAAGTAGTTGGGAATATTATTAAAGCAAAAACATTTAAGTCTAGACTAAGTAAAGAAAATAAAGATGCAGAAATACGTCTTTATTATGATGAAAGAGGATTAGATAAGTATTATGGACTATTGGACCTTGCAGAAAAGTTTGAAGTATTTAAAAAGGTAGGAACAAGGTATGAAACCCCAGAAGGTCTTCATTATGGGAAAACCATATACGCGGAACCTGAAAGGTTCTTTACTGAAGATATAATGAAACAACTTGACATTGCAGCTACTAAGGAGTTTTCATATGGCGGAACTAACTGACTTTATTCATATTCATAACGATAAATTAAATTCAAATAGTTGCGACATATTAATCAATTTATTTGAAGAATATTCAAATGAAACTGATGAAGTAAATTTAACTGATATAAAAGATATTAGTGAAGAAATACTAAGTATTCATACTGAAGTTCTTAAAATAGTTATTAATAGTCGCAATGAATATTATAAGTATTGTTATGGAAAAGTATTTCCAGAAATGAATTCATTTGAAAAATTTATAATCAAAAAAGTTTCTCCTGATGACGAAATCAATGTAGATGCGTTTATAGATGTAAAATCTTATGAAGATGCAAGAAGATTTCTTTGTTTTAATTTTTATTTGAATAATACCACAGGGGGACAAACAAATTTCTTAGATTTGACTATTCAACCTGAAGTAGGTAAGCTATTGATATATCCACCATTTTGGCTTTTTCCACATCAGGAACTTGCTCCAATTGATATTCCAAAATATACATTACAAACTTATTTACATTACAAATGACGGAAAAAGTAGAAACTACTATACTAAGAAATCTACTATTTAATAATGATTACTGCAGAAAAGTATTACCTTTCATAAACCCAGAATATTTTGATAGTTCTCACGAAAAAATATTATTCGAAGAAATAAGTAAGTTTATTGTTTCATATGAAGATCTAGCAACAAAGGAAATTTTATTAATTGAAACTGAAAAAAGAACTGATATTAATCAAGATGGATATAATACCATATGTGATTATATTAAAAATTTAGATGATACTTATGTAGATTTAGCTTGGTTAATTGACACCACAGAAAAGTGGTGTAGAGACCGTGCAATATATCTTGCACTAATGGAGAGTATTAAAATTGCTGATGGTGGAGATGATACTAAAGGTAGAGATGCAATACCAACTATCCTACAAGAAGCTCTTTCCGTTTCTTTTGACGAACATATCGGCCACGATTTGATTGAAGATTATGAAAGGCGATATGACTATTACAACAGGCAGGAAGAAAAGCTTCCATTTGATTTAGATTATTTCAATAAAATTACTGGTGGAGGATTGTCAAAAAAGACTGTGTTTTTGATTATGTCCCCACCAAATGCTGGTAAATCTTTAACAATGTGTTCTTTTGCTGCTTCATTTTTAGCGCAGAATAAAAATGTTTTGTATATCAGTATGGAAATGGCTGAAGAAAAGATAGCTCAGCGAATTGATGCAAATTTACTAAATGTTAATATCAGTGAGTTAGATAAATTATCAAAAGAAAAATTCGAAAATAAAATTGTAAAGTTAGCTCAAAAAACACAAGGAAAGCTAATTATTAAAGAATATCCAACTTCTTCCGCTCACGTAGGACATTTTAAAGGTCTACTTAATGAACTTGCACTCAAAAAACATTTTCATCCTGATGTAATCTTTATTGATTATTTAAATATTTGTGCTTCTAATAGATATAAGAAAAACTCTAATGTAAACTCTTATACTTATATTAAGAGTGTCATTGAAGAAATGAGAGCACTTGCAGTAGAACATAATGTTCCTATTGTAAGTGCAACTCAAAGTGGTAGGTCTGGGGCAACTTCTTCAGACCCAGATATGACTGATGTTTCTGAATGTATCTACATCAATGAAGAAGTTCAACTCAAAGATGGAGAAATTAAAAAAATTGGAGAGGTATCTATTGGGGACCAAATAACTTCT